GTTGTCTGCGAGCTGCCACCAACTCACTTTGAGCAGAGCCCCGTTCAGAATTGTGGAGCCAGCCGGAATGGTGAGCTTCTCTGACCCCACTACATAGTCGCGCCCTTCCGCATACGTGCTCGACTTGTCCGAGGACTGAACTACAATGGGACAGCCCGGACGGCGCACGCTGGAGAAGAGCCCCACTTCCGTGCAGCTCACATCGTCAATCCAAATCTTGCCCGTCGCGTTGCCGTTAGCGGTGATATAAAGATTGACGCTAGTATTCTCCAACGGGTTGAAATCGATCGCATATTGCTTCCAGTCCTGTGTGCTGGCCGGAGACGACACGCCTAAACGGTAGTCGCGGTTCTGATACAAGTAGCGCCCGTTCACTGCACCAATCACTAGGATTCCAATGTTGGCCGGATTGCTGAAGCTTTCCGTTTTAAGCCAAAAAGAAAACCTGTAACCCCCGAAGGGCCGGCAGGACATAAGCTGGAAGATGCGGCACTTGTAGCCGTTGGCTGCATTCTGCGACGGGTTGGAAATGCGCAGTGAGCTGGCCCCGCTATGCTTGACCGCCGTATCGATGGAAATCATAGTGCCGGGCAAGTCCACGCTCCAGTTAGCTAGCGAATCAAAACTCCCGTTCTTTATGCTCACAGAGTTGACTGGAACGGCGCTGGCTCCGCTGACTTTGAAGGGCGTGTCCCGCACCGGATAGCACTCCCGCAGGTCCACGCTGTCGGAGCGGGGCTCGCCTTGCCCAAAAGAGCACGGGATGAGCTTCATGTGCAAATCGTCGGCCAAGGACTTCACGTTAGCCAGGTGCGTCATGCACCCACTGTCGGGAGTAGAGTCCCGCAGGCAGCCCGCCTCCTCCAGCATGAGCCCGTTCCAGCCCACCTTAGCAGCCCGTTTCATAACAGCGGTCAGCCGGTTTTCGTCGGCTGCGGTGAGTAGTTTGGCCCGATAGAATACTGTTCGTTCTTGGAATATGTTTTTCATAGCTTTAAGGAAGTCCCCATTTAGATTTGAAGTAATTGTCGTAGAGGTTGTCCACATCTGCGTCGCTCAGATTATTCTTGTAAACCAACAACTCGCCTACGTCACCAGTGAAGTAAGGGGAGCCAAACCAATAGCTGCCCATCCATTCCAGAGTGAAAGAGGAGCCGTCCGATTGTGCTGGGGTGCGATCAGTTTTATTCTCGCGATAGCGCAGCCCGCTCGTTCCGCCGTTGCGCCGCCAGGTAGACATACGCACCGAGGTGGATGCAATCCCAAACGTGTTAGAAGTATTGGTAGCGGAATTGAAGTAAGTGTTAATAGTATTTCCGCCACTCAGGTTCATGCGCACCTGGATGTTGACTCCAGAAGCTCCTAAAAGGACGCCATCCCCTGTTACTGTCCCTACAAAGATGATGGTGTAATCCAGGTTAGCCGGGTTGATGGAAGTGAAGGACAAATAGTCATTCACCCCATCGAAGCGCACGACGCGATGGCCGTTAATGATCCCCGTCTTGCACAGCGGCTTGAGTCCCGCTCCAGCTTGGCTGGCGTGGCGGGCGTTGCTGCTCCGGTCCGTGAAAACATTAGTCCCGTCGATTTCTGTTCCGTCCGCGTAGACAAGCGCTGCGGCATCCCACCAGGCTTCCAGATTGGAGTAGTCCGTAGGCGCAGCGGCTCCCGAGGCGCGTCCCAGGAAGCCAATGTCTTTGAATTTCATTGTTGGGTTTGGCCAGCGATTAGCACACCCGTTTCGTTACCATCAGTCGCTTGCAAAGTAAAGACGAAGTATTTTCCAACGGCTAGAGTGGCGGGTAAAGCGGCTCCGCTGAAGTTGCGCCAGTTGGCGTTGAAAGCGGTGAGCGTGCGGATGGACCCGTTGGGATCCAGGACCACAGTCACCTTGCGCCCAGCCGCCCGGTTGCTCGTCGTCATGCTGGTTAAGTCGCCCGTCATCGTAATCACCTTAACAGCGTCGCCTGTGAAATCAATTACGGGCGTGGCACTGTAGGTTAGGGCGCTCTGCGTCTCCTCAATGTTGGGAACCAGCAGGCGCCCGCTGAGCGTGCCGCCCGTGCGCAGCAGCGGGAGCGATCCGCTGAATAAGTAGGCAACGCAACGCCAGTTCGTAGCATCGTCATTGACAAACATGGCCACGTCTCCGGCAGTGGTTTGGATGTTGGCCGCACCTGGAAGAATAATCGCTGTGCCGTGTGTCAGCGTCAGTGAACCTTCAAACTCAACGATTCTCCGTGTGCCAGCCTGGATCGCATCAAAGGCCGTGATTGTCGTCGTGCCGGTGATGTGAACGTAGTTCCCAGTAGCCAACCCAATGTTAGTCGTGGCAGCACTAGCGATGTCCGTTCCCTTGGATTCGTTAATGGCGCGGCTAGTAGTGAGCAAGCCCGTAATCGTTCCGCCAGACAAGAGCAGCCAACCGAAGTGCGGAAAGATTACCCACTTAGTGGAAGTAACAACGTGGATTAAGTAGAGCGTAGGTGAAGAAACCCCTGAAATAATTGTTACCTCTGTGCTAGCCGCACTCCAGACAAAGTTAGCGTGCCAGCTCACCGTGCGGGGCCCGATAGCACTGGTGGAAGCAAACGAAGCTAAGTAGGACCTCCCCACGATGGGATTGACTAGGTTGATCGTTGTCGTTTGATCCAGAGAGCAGTAGAAGTTTCGGTAGCGAGACCCGTCCATATTGAGCGTCGCACCCGGAGAAGCATAAACCCCAAACTCAGACGTATCCCCGGCCGCTCTAAGCAATCCCGTCATCCTCCAGTTGCCGGACCCTTCTGAAAGGAAAGTTGCTACGTCACCCGCTTCCGTCACAATACTGGTGGCGTTGGGCAGGATCAAACTGGTGGCGTTGTGCGTGAGCGTTAGAATTCCACTGAACTCAACTACGCGCCGGGTCCCAGCTTGCACAGTGCCCAGCCCCGTAATCGTTGTGGTCCCAGTCACCACCACATAATTGCCCGTTGCGGCTCCGATATCAGTTGTGGTTGCGCTAGCAATGTCCGCCCCTTTAGCTTCCGCAATCTGCCCCGTCATGTTGCCACCCGCTTTGGGCAAGGCTGCGTTGGCCGTAGCTTGTGCCGCTGTCGATACAGCTTCGGCTACAGCAGCGCTAGCTTGGGCAGCCAGGGCCGCCGCTAGCGCACCCGCTACCTCACTCGCCTCCAAGCTTCCCAACAGTTGCCAGCCTCGCTGCTCCGTTTCATCTACGGGAAAGTCCGGGATAATAAGCCCGGGAGAAGACTCAATTTCCGTAGACTCTTGCAGCTGGTAAAATGAAACCACCCCGCCGATAACGACTAGGATGTTGGTGCCGGTTTCAATCCCCGTGCAGTTCACGCCGTCTAAGTTGCCCGGACCGCCGCCGGTAAGCCCTGTTACGCTCCACAGCGGCGTGGAGCGCAGGGCTTGGTCCACCGCTGCGTCGACTTCTGCCCCGATGTGAATGGAAGAATAGGGAACACTCATAAATTTTATGTGCTGACTTGAAACTCGTAGCCTTCGGACGTATTAAAAGGAACGTAGCCGTCGGAGTCCGTTTCGTCTATAACTTGGAAGGAGCTCACTCCCACCAGCACCGCGGGAGTGAGCTCCTCCACCTTCTCCAGCAGTTCCAGCCGGGAAGACACGGCCCACAGACCCTCCATAAACTCAGCCGAGTAGCCACCGACAAAGCGCACCAGCCAAGTGGAGAGGGCGCTGTTCTTTGGGTAGCGCAGCTCAATTCCAAAGGCGGAGGATCCGTTGCCCAACGTGGATTCGAAGAACGTCCGCAGATCCGCCAGCTCTGCGTCCGCCAGCCGCCAGGAAACCGAAGCGGCCACGTAGTATTTGCTGAACCGCGAGCGGCGGGCGTAGGGACCGCCCTCCAGCGAGCTGATGATGGTAGAGTTGCGGTTAGCCCCGCCGTAATCCACATAGGGCAAGGGCAACAGGGCGCCGTCGCTCCCGCTCCCGTCTGGCCACACAATATCAATTTGGATTTGGCTCATGCTCTGCCGCGCTTTAAGCCGAAGGACTTTTCCATCGCTTGAGAAACGGATCCCACTCCATCCCGGATGTCGCCACCGATTTCAGTCTTTACACGCCGGATTACAACTTCAATCACTTTCTCCCGCCCGTCCTGCTTCTCGGTCACACGGGATTGCGCGTCCGTATAGTTGTTGATCACAACCCGCACGGGCTGCCCGCCCAGCTGCCCGTTGGGAATGATGCTGCCCAGCACAGCGGGAGCAAACAACTCGGGCCCTTTCTCTCCCACCAAGTAAGTGCTCCCCGGAGCCACAGGGCCGCCCATTGCCTTGGGCCCCGCAAAGACTAGCTCAACTGATTTAATGGAGGAGACAATGGACGCCGTGGCTGCCATCACGGAGGCCGCAGCCACTAAGTTAGAAGGCCAGGGCAAGCTAAAGGCGCCCGCAATGCCCTGGGCGATCTTCACTGTAGCGTCGGCGATGGCAAAAGCTTTGGAGGCAGCGAACATAACTTTATACATCGCCGACTGTTCGCCTCCCAAGTCCTTGGCCATCGAAGACATGCTTTCAAATATTGACTGCCCGGCTTGCAGCGCTACCGAGGCTTGCTTGAGTTGCAACTGAATGAGGCGGTCCGTATAGGCTTTAAGAATTTCCTCCTTGGACTTTTGGATTCCTGTGAACTGGGCTATTTCTTTGTCGCCCATTGCTTTGAGCATTTCCAAGCGGCTCTCAATGTCTTTCTGCTCCTCTTTGATCGCCGTGGTCCCGGCATCAAATTCACTACCCATCCCCAAGCCCACTTTCATTTTGGGCTGCATCATCTTGTCGATGAGCTTCTGGTCCACACCTAGCTTCTTCAGCAGCGCTTGCTCATCCTTGCCGGCCAGTCCCATCTTCTCCAGCGGAGACTCGGCGTGGCCCATCAGCTTCATGACATCCATGAAGGCTTGAGATGCACGCTTTGCTTTGGCAGCGGCTGCGTCGGTCGCGGCCGCTGCGTCGTCCATTGCTTTCTTAAAGCCATCTACCGTATCAGTGACTTTCTCCAGCCCCTTCTTTGCATCCGCCGCCCCTTTAACAACCGGAACGAAAAGTTTGATGTGGGTATCCAGCAGCTTGTTCCAGTGCGCCGCTAGCTCTTCAGCCGTTTCCGCAACGGATCCCGCTATGTTGTTCAGCGGCCCTTGCACTTGCCCAGCCATGTCTTTGAGCGCGATGTTGGCGCCCAAGATGTCTCCATGCAACAAAGCGAAGGCTACCCGCGGGCCTGCGCTAGCTGCGGATAGAGCAACTTTTAGCTTATCCACAGCGCTTAGCAGCTCGTGGACGATAAGCGTTGAAATGGATTTAAGCCCAAACCAAATCACAGCTAGCGCTTGCCCCAAATACTTGGCCGCTTCCACCAGCGACGTGAAGGCAGCGGTGACGGATCCCGACTCCTTTTCCGCCGCGGCCAGTGACTTAGCTGTCTCCTTCAGCATGTCATTTACGGCGAGCAGTGCGGGCGCTAGCCCTTCGCCCACTGTGATCAGCAAGTCCTTGAAATTATTCCAAGTTATGATGAGCTGGGAAGAAACGGTTTTGTAGCGGATCTCCGCCTCCTTCGCTAGCGCCGTGTTTTCCTTCCATGCCTTTGTCCCTTCGGCCGTGGCTCTAGTAAACAGGCCGCTGGCTCCCGCTGCCCGGGTCAGCACGTCCGCCACGTTGCGCCCGTCCAATCCCAACCGGTCCAGCACACTAAAAATCTCTTGCCCGGCATCGTTGCTTTGCTTCAGCCCAGTCAAGAACAGAGCCAGCGTTCCCACCACATCCTTTTTGAAAGAGGCTTGGAAGCGCTCCGCTGATACGCCGGCCACTTCCGCAAAGTCCGCTAGCTTTTCATTCCCGGTGGCAACGGACTTGGCCATCTCCCGCATTACAAAGCTAATTGCTGATCCACCTTGCTCCGCATTGATCTTAACGGAGCTGAGCGCTGTGGCCACACCCAGGATTTCGGCCTGCGTAAGCTTGAGCATGGACCCGGCGCCAGCAATGCGCAGCGCCATAGAAGTGATATCCTGCTCCGTGCCGTTGAACTTATTTCCCAACGCTACCAGGGCGGACCCCAGCCGGTCGAAGTCCTTGGCGGACATTTCCGTGATGGTAGCTAAACCCGCTAGGTCCGAGGCGGCTTGCTGGCTGGATAAGTTCGTCGCTACTCCCAAGTCCACCATTGTCCTAGTGAACTTCTCCATGTCTTCCACTTTGATCCCCAGCTGTCCCGCCGCTTCCGCTACGCTGTTGATTTCATTTACGTTGACCGGAATATTCTTGCTCATCTCCCGAAGCGTAGTGGAAAGCTTGGCAAACTCAGCCCCCGTAGCGTCCACCGTCTTGCGCACCCCAGTAAAGGAGTCCTCGAACTTGGAGAATTCCCGCAGGGCCACGGCGCCCATAGCTACTAGGGCGCCGGTAGCGCCCAGCGACAGGAGCTTAACGGAAGCGAGCATTCGGGCGGACCCGCCTCCCACAGCCAGCTCCGCTTCGTGCATCCCTTTGACGAGCTGGGAGGAGTCGGCTGTGAGCTTGACAAACAAGCTGCCCAAGCTCCCGCCCGCAGCCATGCCTAGCAAATCTCCAATCATTTAGTTGTGCTTTCCTTTTACATCCACGCCCAGGAAGGAAGCCCAGGCTGCCTTCGACTTCTGCCCACGCTCCTGCGCTTCCTCCGTAGCCGAGGCCACGACTAGCAAGAAATCACTCACCTTAATCTTGTTGGGTTCCTTTGCGATGGCCCGCCGGGACTCGGCTGCCACTTGCGCCAGATACCAGTCCTGCTTGGAGTGAAGGAGTAAGAACTCTTTCCACTCCAAAAACTCGCTGATGGGCATCCGGCTTTTAAGCTCATGGACTGGGATCTGCAAGTGGGAGGCTAGCTTGAACCAGCTTAGCCTTTCCCCGGTTAGGCTTTTTTTGCTTCATCAGCCACATCCTCCTTCGTTGTATTAAGCTTGTTCAACTTCTGCGCTTCATCAAACAAGCCCGACACCACTCCGGCGGGCCAACGCTGGATCACGTCCTTAGAAACCAAAAGCCCTTCCGAGTCGTAAAGACAGTTGGCCAAGAGCGACGCTTGCAGCCCGTCGAACTTCCGGATCCCAGCGAACTGGCCCGCGGAGTTGACTTTCATCCGATCGCCTAGCTGATCCAAGTATTTGTCCCGGGCGCTGGACATCATCTCCCGCAGCTCGTAGTGGATTTCCTTCCCGTCTTCCCCTTCCAAAACCACAGGGAGCGTGCCGACAACCAAACGGAATCTCATGGGTTCGCTCATAATAGTGTGAGGTAGCGGACCCCAGGCTTACACTGGGCTGGGTAGTTTAGATCCTGCCACTAGAGCTGGCTAAGCTGTCCGCCATTTGAGTTTAGGACTCCGTAGGACCCGTGTAGACAGGCGCCGTCTCCACCCCGTTCACGTTGCGCAAGCTGGGATGGAAAACCACAGCCGCCGTCGGTTGATCCCCTTCCTTGTGGGCGCTAGGCGTAAAGGAATCGATCCAGCCCCAATAAGTAATGGTGGACGTATCCGGGAACGTAATGGTGATGGTTTGGTTGACTTGCAGTTGCTCTATTATTTCGTCAATGGCTTCCGTAGCGTAGGCGCAAGAGGCGCTGGCTTGACCCATCGTCTTGAGCTGCTTGGGCGCGTTGGTCCGCCAGCCGATGCTCCGCATGTTAGTGACGTCGATCGGGCCGCCTCCGGAGATGGAGGGCGGGGTCATTTCCTTTTCGTAGAGCTTAACGAGCGGGAGGTTTTGAATGGTAAAGATGGTTGAAAAACCATCAATAAGCATAACATTGTTCGCTGACATATTTTATCCTTTCTCAATAGTGACTACTGCGTTGACTGTGAAGTGGTGCCGGCGCCGGCCGCCCTCTTCTTCTATTCCTGCGGGAATGATATCTCCCGTGCGTGACACGTTCAGCAGAGTGTAGGCTTCCGCGGAGGACAGGGCCACAAGAACTTTGTGCAGCGCGTCCAGCCCCACTGCGATCATTTTGGCCTTCACCCAAACCTCAGGATAGGAGAGTCCCCGCACCCGGATTTGAATACCCTCATGGACAATCTGCCTCCCCGTCCGCATGATCCGGCCATCCGGGATTCCAGCAGTATCGTAGACGCAAAGGGCATTGTCTGGAGTATCGGGAAGAAACCCTACGTAGGTAACCCACTTGCCCGCGGAAGCTGATAACCCTAAGTCTAGCAAGAGCTGGCGGACAATATCCGCCGGGGAGCTTCGGAAGGAAGAGTCCAACACCAGCCCGCGTGCGACGATTGTATGCGGGCTTTGAACGACATCAATGGTTCCCAGGTGAATGAAGAAAGGAGAGCCGCTGCCCTCTCCCGTGTGGGCCGACTGTGTAACATCAATCGTTCCTGTGATAGCAAGCAGGGCCGTGCCACTCGCTTCCATTGTATGAGCGGACTGAGTAACGGTAATCGTGCCAGTGAAGACTTCGACTCCGGCCAATGCTCCCGTATGCGGACTTTGAACTACGTTTATCGTTCCTGTGATAGCAAGCAGAGCTGTGCCACTTGCTTCCATTGTGTGAGTAGACTGGATAACATCAATAGATCCAGTAAAGACTTCAACTCCGGCCAATGCTCCCGTGTGGGCGGATTGGGTGACGGCAATCGTCCCAGTAAAAACTAGAAAAGTGGACCCGCTAGCTGCTAATGTATGAGCGGACTGAGTAACGGTGATCGTGCCAGTAAATATCTTCTCGTCGAGCGCAATTGGACCGGCCTGGGCTTGACGAGCCCCTGTTAGATTGACTGCGATTGGACCGGCTTGAGCTTGGCGGCTCATTTTACGTTAGCTCTGCTTTCATACCGACGTAGCTGGTGAATGATTGCTTGGCTGTTTTCACGCGCCAATAAATGAAGCCCTTGCCGGTTGGAGTAAACGTCACTCCGAGCTTGTAACGGCGGGCGGCTGTAAACACGGCACTCCCGTCCGTGATCGCGTCACCATCGGCTGCTGTTGAATATCCTCCTGGTTCACTGCCCGAAGAGGTCCCTGCCGTTGTGCAAAAGAAAATACGCCCTGGATTGGAAGCAACTTTTCTTACATCGGTTAGAGCGTAAGCGGTTGAATTTGCCCTTGCCGTTACCAATGAATCCCAAGCGTTGCTCGTGTCAGTATCCTGATTGGCTGGCGTAGCCATAATATTAGCCGCACGGTCTTGGATAAACACTCCCAACGGATACCCTGAAGTTCCGGGATAGAGCACTTCAACCCACTGATCGGCGTCTGTAATGGCAGCAGGCCCTCCGCTGTTGATCGCTGAGATATTGAGCGTGATCGCGCTAGTAGACTCGTTCCAAATCGCCTGCCAGCCGGTCATCAGAGAGGAAAAGAATTGGGTGTTAGCCGTTGTGACGACCTTGCGACAGAAGGGCGTTGTGCCGTCTGATGCTCCGCCCGTGCGGATGATGGTGGTCTCTTGGGTGATCGTCCCTTGGTAAGTCTGCTTGTAGTAAACGTAATTCGTATTGCCGCTGTCGCAGTTGACACACTCGACTTCAGTTCCTCCTTGGCCAGCGACGGCGCCCGTAGTGATGGCGACGGACGCGCCGAGTTTGCAGTCTTGAAAATAATAGGAGTTGAAACTGTTCTGCCCGACGTCCACCAAACTCTTGCCAGATCCCAAAGCTGAAAGGTCAACGCCGATGATTGTTGCGGGCGCGTTGTTAGCCGCTGCCGGTGTGTAGAAAAGAATCGTCGGAACCGATCCGAGAGTGGCGGATGGCGTATTCGTCCAAAAGAGTCGGGCACGGTTTGCAATCCCCTGTCCGACTGCCGCGAAAGAGACGGTGGTGTTGACTAGCTCTACAAGCTGATCGTCCGAGAGAACGCTAGACACTCCGATAAGTATCCGCGAGGCCGCCGCTGTATTAACCAGCCTCAATGAGCAGGTATCGAATTTGACAAAACCGGGAACAGTCGCTGAAGCCAGAGGATTAAGATTGGCCGCCGATGACCCTGTCCCAGCGTTGAATATGATGCCGTAAAAGTAAACGAATCCCCCGATCACTATCGAAAAGGCGCCTGTGGTTGTGATCGTGGCTGTCGAAGCCAAGGCGGTTGGCGGAGCAGCCCCGTCATTGACGCACAAAACTCGGCACGGTGCAGCCGCCGTTCCAGGCGAAGTCAAGGTCATGGACGAAGCTTGTGTTTCAGCGTGCTGATGCGATACCCAAAAAGTATCGCCTGCGGCTCTAGCCGCCAGCGCCGCTGCTAGCGTCGTGTAAGCGTTAGCCCAACTAGAGCCGTCTGCTGCTCCAGCTGCGCCCGACTTCACATAGTAATTCGACATCTCATTCTCCTTGCGCTGCGAGCACTGCCATCCAATCTCCCCGCAGCGTGTTCAGCTTCGCGTAAAGGGTGTTGTATTGCGTAACGTTGATCCCGAAAGCCGTCCGCACAATGGCCGGCGTAATGAAGCCCGCATCGATCTTATCCAGCAGCCAAGTTGCCAGCCGCGCACACTGCTCTTGAGAGGATCCCAAATAGACAGCCCGAAAGTAAGCGGCCAGTTGCGCAGCCGTTGCGTAGTGCAGAACGATTGCTCCCGGAAGCAACTGATTGACGATGCGAGCGCACTCCTCATCCGGTTGCTGCGCGGCGATGGCGGCTTTGCGAGCTGCCAGCACTGCATCAAAGTCGTCCCCTACGGAAGCCAGGTAAGTGAACACGTAAGTTTGGTTAAACCCATCCGTATGGGTTTCGGTAACATAGCGGCGCCCATCCACTTGGATCGCACCCAAGATGAATGTGGAAGTGAGTGCCATTTTTAGGTGGGGAGTGTGACAATTAAACTTGTGACATCGATTTCTGCCCCAGCTTGGATAGACACTGAATTCAGGTTTAGGTCCGCTCCCGACGTGCCGACGGATCCGTCTAGGATCGGAGTAGTCGTATCAGACTTGAGCAACCGGAACCAGCCCGCCGTTCCGGTATCGTCCGCTACTGTATCGGCCGTGATAGCAGCGGCAGTAATGACGCCAGCCGCTGCGGCTCCAAAGGCCGTAGCATTCATCGTGAGCGTTCCTAGCAGGGTGCCGCTCGCCGCCGTCTCCGGCGTGGCGGGCTGGGAGCCAGTGTAGATTTTGAGCAAGCCGCTATTCGCCAATGCAGCGAGTGCGTTCAGTTCGACATTGCGGGTATTGATGGAAACTTTCATAATTTAGAAGGATAAACTTTTGGGGTGCAGTGACAATAGAAATTTTATTTTTAGGTGTGCATCTTCGCTTGGATGATGGCTTTCAAAGCGGGAGCAAGGCGCCGGGCGGGCTCCTCCAGGAACTTCGCTTGCCCGCGTCCCTGCGGATCCCAATACTTGCCCTGGGTTGGGCGGGGCAATCCCTTCAGCACCATCCCCACTGCTTCATGCACGTAGAGGGCATAGGCGGACGTATAGCCAATCTGCGCCTCCGTCTTAAATCCAGTCCCGGTGATCCTAGTAAACGCAGAAGCTTTGAGCGCCCCTAGGTCCACGGGCACAAGCTCCTGGCTTGCCCGTTGCAAGGTGAGCGCAGCGAGCTTAACCCCTTGCTCGGCACCCCGGCCCAGCGCTTCCGTCCGGCGCTTAATGTTTCGCAACACTTCTTCAACTCCTAGAATGGACGCCATAAAATTAAATCCCTGCCTCCCGCCAAACCACTAGGAGGCAGGGTGGACAAGCGGCTCATATGCACACGACAGCCTCACTCTGTCTTCAGCCGCTCGCCCGAAGTTTGTTAGCGCCGGCTCCGGACGGTCTCCGGTGCGGGCGGGTTTTCCAAGTCAGGGATCGTATCGTCAAACGCTTGCAGCTCTGTTTTGAAGTCAGTCAGTTCCTTCGTCGCATCTTCATCCAACTCCTGGTTAGCCAGCGTCTGCTCCAGCGCGTCAAACTTTTCTTTGAGCGCGTCATACTTCTTTTGCTGCTCGTCCCAGATTTTAGTCACCTGGCCGCGGAGCCCTACCACTTCATTCTTCAGTTCACTTATTTTTAGTCCCATACGGATTTCCATTTCTATCAGGTCATTCAAGGTTACGAGTCGGGCGTGCGGCCTGTTACACTCCCACTCTTGTTTGCACTGTTCCGCGAAGTCTCTCACCGCTCTGGTGAGACACGAAATTGCTTCTGCTACTCCGGCTTGATGAGACTGATCCATAGCATTCTTGCTCATTAAAGGTAGGCCGTGTAAAGGTTTTCCGTGTTCTTCAAGTTAGGCAGCACGTCAAAGCGCTCAATCTGCTTGGAACCGGTGTGGGCTATGGGGTCCTCCGGCGTGTCGGACTCCATTGCACCCAGCGCGAGGCGATCCCCCATTTGCATAGCCCGGTCCACGTAGACGACAGCTCGGGATAACTGCTTCTCCCCCTTGTCCGACAGATACTCCTGCCCCACTTCCTCCCAGCGGCAGTCCACTTCTACCGGCGCATCAAAAGTCGGATTGCCATAGCGGTCTAACGCGCCCTGCACCCACCAAATCGCTTTCTGCCTCCGCATTCTTTTAATAATACTCACTTCAGCACCTCATCCAGCTCAGCAAAGGTCCGGCAGGGAAACACGTCCAGCTTAGACGTGCCGTTAGTGACGTTGTAAACCCAAACATCTGGGCGGATGGATCCGAGGCTTTTCGAAAGGCACTTAAATCCTTTTTGGAAGCGGACAAAAGCCACGTCCGCCGTAGGTTTGTTCCGGTGCGCGTGCCAGTGGCTTTGCCCCTCGGGAGTGCGGCACAAATCAAAGCCCAGCAAATAAATGTGAGCGGCTCCCAGCCGCACTGCTAAGTTGATGGCCGCTGCCCCCGTGGAGTAGTTCCACGCCAGCACGGGCCCCTTCTCCTGCAAGCCATCCCGGACCCGGGCCATCTTCAAAAGCCAGGCTAAGCTCACTTGCTCTAGGGTGGGAGCACAGGAGACTACTTTGCCGGGGAACTTGGCTAGGTCCCATTTGTTGCGCTGGAACCAGGAAGCATCTCCGAACAAGCAATACTGAACCACTTCCGGGCCCAGCCGAAAAGCATCATTGCAGCCAATCGTATTCTTCCCGTTCAGCTTCGCCCAAGCAAACTGATTCAGGGAAGAACCGCCTCCTATTATGAAAGCGTTAGATCCCGAGGACTTCCACTCTTCTGTTGGAATCCAAAGCGGCATTATCCAGATTCACTTGACCTGCAGCGAAAGCAAGTATTGCCAATGCCTGTTCTTTGTTGAATTGCCTACTGTTGGAGTGACTTGGAGATAGGGAGTCGCAATCGGATTCCAGGTGAGTGTAGCTTTGCCTTGCGCATCACACTGAACTCCATTGAGCTTTACCAGATCCGTTACATAGTTCAGTGGAACAAATCCGTAGCCCATCTGAGCATCCCCCGGGAACTCGGAACCGGGCCACCAATCCGGAAAATACCAAGCGATAATAGTAGCGGTCATCGTATAGGTTCCGTTGGTTGCGCCCGTTGCTTTGAAACGAATGTAACCCGACGCTGTTCGGGAATTCGTTGTGCCGTTGTATAACATCCCTGAATAATTAGCCATCTCCCGAGTCCAGATTTTGAGGTCCGTGGACGTGCAAGCCAGACAAGGGTTATTAGTGGATTGAGGAACACCATCCTTGTAAACGACTGTCCAGGCATTAGTGAGGCTGGTATTGCTCCACGTGTTTTGGGTCATCCACAACTGATCTCCCCTTTCACACGGCGGATGCCAATACTTCGTAGACCAGTCTTCCCGGGGTAGCGCTGGAACCCCTCTAATAAAGCGCTGGTTGCGCTCTGTATAGTCTACACACCCATAACCGTTAAGGTATGAAGTTTTTCCGTAGAACTGATAGTTGTAAATCTCTTGAGAGATAGAAAGCCCGTTGGCCAGAACGGGAAGAGAGCCAAGGACAAACACAGACACAAACACAAACACATTCTTAATCATAATCTTTTTTGTTTATTCAGTTTGAGACGTCCCCAGCCAAACCACCGAGGGCGTGCGGGAGCGGGCCGGGGCAGCGCTGGACAACGCCAGCAAGCCGCCCGCCGTATCCAGCATCATCGCTTGCTGCCCGTAGCGGGTTAGGGCTAGGTTCAAGTCCACCTTAGACTCAAAGTTTTCCCCCACGGAACCGGCTTTCTCCTGCGTCGTCCGCGGATCGCGGATCGCGTAGAAGTGGGCGGACAACCAGCGCTCGATAAGCTCCAAGCGCGTGACGGAGTAGCTCGCGATAGCGCAAACTTCCGTCACGAGCTCGGACGCCGTTTCGATAAAGGGAGTGAGGTCGATGTTACTATCGACCTCAATTATCCCAGCGACCAGCTGCGCAGTAGTGCGGACAGGCATGTTTCAATCGTTTCAATCGTTTCAATCCGCGCCCCGGCCTTGCGACCGGGACGACCCTTACTTGTCCCGCATCGTCCGGGAGCCCGGCTGGGCTTTGGGCGCTGTGCGATGCTTGCTGCCCGCACCCTCTTCACCCCGGTCATCCTCGTCGTCCCAGCCCGCGGGAGTCTTCTCCGAAACCGGCGCTGCCACCTTCTCAAACTTCTGCGGGAACAGGGCCACTAGATCGTGCGGGGACTCTACGACGTCGCCCTCCTTGTATTTCTTCCCGTCCTGGAAATGAATCCCGTTAAGCAACTTGAATGAATTCATAAAAACTTTTCCTTTCCTTCAGTAAACCGAATTAGACTGCCGCTCCGTGAACGATGCCCGTGTTGTGATTGTGGTCCGACCGAATTTGCGGGACCATGATGCACATCACTTTGTAGTTAAGGCGCATTCCACCCAGTGTTTCCCACTGGATCGTAGTGATGTCCATGCCAATGACGAGCCGAATCACGTCGCTAGTTTGCTGCACGAGCAGCATCGTAAACCCAGCACCCAGGTAATCAGCCGTCCGAATGTCCGTGATGCCGCTAATTTGCATGAGGCGCTGGCGGACCGTGTTGTCGCCTTTGAGCGGCGAGTAATCGTTGTCCATGTAAAGATCCCACGCCGGTGAAACGTAAAGGATCCAAGGGCCGTGGTGGAAGTTGTCCACGCTGTCTTGCCGCATCGCCAGGATCTGCCCCAGCAACACAGAAGGAACCCAACCCCCAGCAGTCGGCGCTGTGAGCACGCGGCTAATGCGATAGGGAAAGTTGGTCAGCCCGTAAACGGTGCCGCCACCGTAGCTGAAGGTGGGCGAGACTCCGAGCACAAGCTTCTCCGCCTCTTCCGCCACGCGCCGCGCAGCTAGTTGGCCCATCGTTGTATCCAGCCCGGCACCGGAGTTGCGGGACGTAGCAATCTGGCGGGCGCTGAAGAAGAAGTCCTTGTGAATCACCGGGAGTGGCAATCCAGTCAAGTCGTATTCCGGCCGGTCAGACTCGCCCTGGCGAATCGGATCCATGCTGATGGTAGCCGGTGTGATATCACCCACAGTTTCCGTTTCAAGGAAAGTCTTCCCCATGCCGTTGGGCAAGTTGAAAGTTAGTCCCGATCCGCGCAAGTCAGCGACTACGCGCAGGCGCTCTTTAGCTGCGGCCGTGATCGACTCGTCCAGTATCTTCCATTCCTCGTGCCGCAGGGTCGCCGCGTTGCCCACGGGCACTGCGGTCATCTTCCCATTCACGTTGCGGGCGATATAGCTCCGCCCGTCCTTGCCCTGCCAAGGGCGCAGGGACGCGATATCAAATCCATTGTGGAGCAGGGTAGTCGCCACGCTGCCGTGCGCTTGCCCGTTTAGAATAATATCCATATTTTTAAGCTTTCAGTGTATTGGTTGATGGTGGTTTACAGGATGCGGCACTTGACCCACGAATCCACTTCGTCCGAGCTGCTTTGATCCACCGCTTCCAAAGCCACAGCGATCCGAGCCTGCCCAGCGTCGGAGCCGGCTTCTACTTGCAGGGTCCCGTCCCCATTGGACACTAGGTAGGATCCGATGTTCGTGATTTCTCCCCCCGACAGGAGCGCCTGCACCACGTCTCCCTTGTTCGCAATCACATAAAACACCCGGTCGCCAATCGCGTAAGCGTCGTCAATCGTCTTGCCCTGAAGCGCGTCCTCCGTAGCAAACATAGCTTCGCACGGGCCGCCCACTTCGTTGTGGACGAGGAGCCGGCGGTCGCGGCCACTGTCTTCCGTGCTAGCACTGCCGCCCGTTGTGAGCCGAAGCAAATGCCCGGGCTTAAGGATGCCAGCCGCCTGTCCTTCCTCATAGCGCCCCTCGCCAATGAGATGAATCTTTGATGGTCTGCCTGCTGCGTTCATAAATAGTTTTCCTTTAGTGTGTTGAAGTTGGTTTTAAGCCGCTTTGGACTTGCTGAAGTTGAGCACGGGCAGAGCCAGCACTTCCTCCTCCGCCGCGTTGCCCGTAGGCACGGGGCCCTGGCCTGAGTAGTTAGCCGGAGGTCGCTGAGCTGTCTCTGTTCCCGCGGCGAGCCGGGCTAGGTTTTTCAGTTCACCCAGCGGACGGTTTTGCAAGTCCTCCTTGGTGAAAGAGTTGTTCTTGTTAGCCACAATGATATCCACTAGGCGCTGCTTCTCTTCATTGTAGATGCCGATGCTGTTCGTCAGCACGTCGCGGACTTCCTTGGGCGCAGCTTGGATATATTGCTCCGCCGTAACCACAGTGGGAGCGGCCGGGGCCGGAGCCGTGTTAGCAGCGGGCACTGCGGCGGGCGTGGCTGCCGGAGCAGGAGCAGGAGCAGCGGCAGCCGGGGCCGGCGTAGGTGCAGGCGTAGGCGTAGGCGCAGATTTGATTTTCTCCAACGATTTTTCAGGCAGGGCCATCAGCACAGGCCGGTCTTCTTCTACCCAGCCCGCATTGCCCACCAGGGCATCCACTAGCTTTTTCTTTCTTTCTTCCTCAGTCATAGCTTTCTCTTTCTCTTGGTTTTGGTTTGCAACAAAGTCACCGCTCACGGAACGATACTCAGTGACTCGCTTAACTTCCTTCGGCTCTCCTTTATCCAGCTCAACTCCGCCAGTGTCGTCGGTGGTGTAGCCGAGCCTCCAAAGCTTCCCGTCTTTGGTAAAGATCACGAAATTGGAATAGACATCCTGCACCCAGGGCCCATTGATCTCCATGGGATTGCCGGCAGAGCTGGTCTTGAATCGCTCGCGCAAAGCATCACCTAGGGCAGTAGAAATATTGCTGAACGAAGACTCGTTTAGGGACACGTCTTCGTTGCGCAGGAACCCAGCGCCGTCTGCAATAGAGCAAGCGCCAATCTTATCCGGGAGCAAAGCGAGGTGGTCCGGGCGATAGTTGCGGGCAACAGCGTTGTAATCCTCTTTGAGCCACTTTCCCGGCGTCTTGTCCTCATCCACAAAGACTCCCGTGGAGAGCTCCATCATCTCATTGCACTTCACCGCTTCCAGAATCCGCTGATCCACTTTGTCCGCACGGCTCCGCTCAATCCAAGCCTCCGATTTGAGCCGGCCCTTTTCATATTTGGTGTTGAGCATCATCCCCACTTTGCGGCTGTCTAAGACGATAGGGCTGCACGCGGACACGCCCACGCCGTTTAGCTCGGGATGATAAACGACGACGGGCTTGTGGTCCCAGCTAGCGGGAGTCTTGCTCAGCTCCTCCTTAGGGTAGAGGAGCGGCCCGTTGGAGCCCGCGTGGACGCCCTCTGTGAGTATGACCATCGGGACCACTAGGTGCTCGCGCCCTTCGAGCGTTTCATAGCGGCACTTTGAGGGAAGCAAGTTGCAAGTGAACTGCTGGAGCGTTGCTGAACTCGCGTCCTGATTGCGAACTAACTGGGATTTCCGTCGGACTTTCTTTTGCGTCACAACTGCGGAACCTAACAGAACCCCAACTGCAAGCAACAACTTTCTTTTTAGCTCCGGACCCGCTCCAGCAAGAGCGCCCGGTTCGCTGTCATAAACTCCAGGGAGCGTGGTGAGCGGGGGTGCCACTTGTGCAGCAAGCAAAGCCAGTAATTCTTTTGGAGCAGTTCCCATGCTTTGCGGCGGCTGATTTCATCCCGGCAGCGCCAAGTCACGTTAGTGAGAGTCACGTTGCCGGGCAGTGGCTGGCGCTGAAGCTGGTAGCGCTCCAGCTCAAAGATTTGAAAGTAGTCTTCCCAGCCATACCCTTTGAAACGGGAGTCGCACCCGCCCAAATCCAAGTAGTCCTGGCGGCGGCAAATGAAATTAGTCCCGGCGGGGCGGAGATAGGAGTTGCTGTAGAAACCCGGGTTTTCCACAATCTCCTTATAGCTGCGCTCGGAAAGCGCCTTTGTTTCCAGCAGTTGGGAGCACTTGCGATTGAGGTAAAGCATCCCGCCGTTAAACCACTCCCGCGGGGCCGCGCGGCCCAGGAGCGGGAGCAGTTCTTCGAAGTAGCGGGGGTTGGGCAGCGTGTCCACATCCAGCTTCATTATCCACTCGGACGTGGCGAGCCTAGCGCCCTCGTTGTGCCAATGCCCAATGCTTACGGACGTGGGACCCGGCGCTTCGATGATCCACAGGTCCGGATAAGCAGCAAGCTCCGCGGGCGCCTTCTCCCCCACAAAAAAGAGCAAGTGATTCACCGTCCAGTGTGTCAAGCTGGTGCGGGCCGCGTGCAGCGCCTTCACCCAAACCCGCAGCGCTTCCAGCCTGTTCCAGACAGGAGTAATGGTTGTAAGAATCATTCCGCTTCCGGCGTCAGCATTGGCCGTCCGCACCCTCCCGGGCCACTCCCACCTTCCATGCTGCCGGATCTCCTGACTGGACACCCACCCGCTTGTCCGCACGTCCTTGCGCCTGCGCGTCAGAGTATTTCAATTCTTCGTAGCGCTTGCTCAGCTTAGCAATGTTAGCATCCAGCGTCATCTGCCGAGTGATATTTAGCACTTTCCGCAAGCCCTCCAAGTAGAATTCTATATCGCCTAGCTCCTCAATGATGTTCTCCCGGTCGTAGGGCTTGCGGTAAATAACGTGCTTCTTAATCGCGTCAAACAACTCGCCCGACTCCCCGCAAAGACAGGAGCTCATATGCCAGACGTGAGCATCCTCGGAAGTCAGGCTGGATAGGATTTGTTCCCCGGGCTTGCACAGGGCCGCTACAAGTTCAGGATGCGTTATCATTTTTCCATCTGTTTTTCAATCCACTGATAGGTGTGTTTGAGCCCCTGCTCCAACGGAGTCAGCGGCTCCCAGCCATAAAGTTTTTGAATCATAGTGTTGTCGCTGCTCCGGCACTGCACACCTCTAGGCGCTAATGGATCGTAATGTCGCAATAATCGAACCCCAGCAATCCGCTCCACCAATGTGACTAAATGGTTCACTGTCACTTGCTCCGCACTCCCCAAGTTGATCGGATCCAAGTAGGATCCATCCATAATGAGATGGATACCTTTGATGCAGTCCCCTATCCACATAAAGCTCCGAGTCTGCTTGCCGTCACCCCAGATTTCAATCTCCGAATCCATTTGCTTCTGAAGCTTAGCTAAGATTACCTTGCGGCAGATAGCCGCGGGCGCCTTCTCCCGCCCGCCCCGCCACGTGCCGTAGGGCCCATAGACGTTGTGAAGCCGAGCCACACGAGTAGACAGCCCAAAGTCTTCGGAGAAGTGGCGGCACATCCTTTCGCTGAACAGCTTCTCCCAACCGTAACCGTCCTCCGGACTAGCGGGGTAGGCGTCACTCTCTTTCAAACCGCAATCCAAAATGCTCCGCTGCTTGTCCGCCGCATAGACGCAAGCAGAGGAGGCGTAGAAGTATCGTTTCACCTTAGCGTCCCGCGCAGCCATCAGCAAGTGCGTATTGATTAGAACCGATAACATGCAGAGCCCTTTGTTCCTTTCAATGAAACCCATCCCGCCCATGTCCGCAGCTAAGTTGTAAACCACGTCCATCCCATCCACGGCCTGGTCGCAATGGGACTTGCGCGACAGGTCCAAGGTGTAGTTCTCAGCGTCCGCAAAAGACTGGTGCCAGTCCCGCACGTATTTGATATCTACAGCCCGCACGTGAACGCCCGGCTGCCCCAGGAAAGACTTCACTAGGTGCCCGCCGATGAAGCCGCCC